TGGTTTCCTAAACACATATGCAGTTTAGGTTTGTATTGTTTCTCCTTTCTTTTTCTTTTGTTATTGTTTAACTTCTTTATAGGTTCAAAGAGTTTCTCTTGTGCATCTATCACTGAGAGAATATCCTTTTTGTACCTCCTTCCTTCAAAACCTTTTGTTCCTTTATCATAAGAAGATAGGCTTGACATATCAGCCAAGTCTCCCAAGCATACTATTATGTGTGGCTGTTGTTCTACTATAAAATTACCAAGAGCTGAGAATCTTTTGTTATCATACTCAGGTGAGGCATGGCAATCTGGTATTATTAGTAAGTCTTTGGGTTGTTTCTGTGTCATATGTTACATATCCCTGTCATACATTGTTCCTCGCTATTGTCTTCATATATAACTCCCCTCTTAGAATGTGCTTCTGCATAATCACATGCTGTTATTGGTTGTCCTCCTCTGCTTCCTTCGGGGTATAGAGTTAGCCCTCTTAATCCATGTGCATACTTTGATACTATAGTAGAAAATTTCTTTACACTGTCTTCATTGTTAAGTTCAGTGCCCCATGATGGAAGATTAAGAGTGCTGCTTATAGCATGGTCTACATATTTTTGTAGTTCAAATTGAAATTTAATTCTCCTCTCTGGGTCGGCGGCTAAATCAATAGCTGATTCTATATCATCTGGTTTAATGCCTTGATCAATAAGATTCTGAGCGGCACCATCTACTACGAATTGATACTTCCATTTGGTTCCTTCTTGTAAGTATCTTCTTTTATAACTCACCGCGTAAATTGGTTCCACACCAGAGGTAGTTCCTGCGAGGATTGAGATACTACCTGTAGGAGCAATTGCCCTGTATCCTTTTGGTCTACTTAGGAAGAACCTATCGCAGTGTTCATTAGCAGATTTTTCTGATTCATCTCTGTAAACTTTAAGCCATCTCTTTAACTCATCGTTCATATCATATTTATATCCAGCCTTAAGTAACCATTCATGCATCCCCATTAATCCTAATCCTAATCTTCTATTCTTTTGTCTAACTTCCTCTACCTTTTCATAGGGTAGGTGTGCTCTTATGGTTCCACAAACAAGAAACTTAGAGGCAATGCTAACTATATCTTTAAACTCATCTAGTGTTTCTATGTTGCCCATGTTGATGCTTCCTAGGTTACATACATCTGAGTCATCACTCGATGTTATTTCTGTACAGGCGTTACGCAGAGTTTCATCTTGCTTATCTCCAAAGTTAAAACTAAATCCTGGTTCTCCTGTCATTAAGGCTTGCTTGCAATTCTCAATGAAGATCTCAGGAGTCCTACCTCCGCCTACCTCCTTTAAAAATTCATCATCATAGTTTAGAGATATGTTCATCATATCTAATGGAGCAGGGTAATTAAAATTATTTCTTTTAACTTCAGCTAAGGAAAGACTGGTCCCTGGTATCTTAAAATCGTGCCAATTTTTTATCTTTAGAAAATCAAAAGCATCTTCATGTTGCCAGTTTAGTGATCCATACATAGCTGACCGCCTCGATCCTCCTTGCATTACATTGCGACCCACTTCGTTGATAACACTCAGGAGCGGAAGTGGCCCTGAAGCAACACCACCTGTTCTTCGTAGCGGTCTTCCACTTGGGCGAGCAATGCTTACATCTATACCAATACCTCCTCCCGTCATCAAACATGACATAGCTCTTTGTGTTACTCCTGACCATTCCTCTCTTGTGTCCTCCTCTAGTCTTAATAGATAACAGTTATTCCAGAAGCTTGCATCTCTCCCTGCGTAGTATATATAACGACCACCTGGTAGAAATTTAAGTTCTGTTATAATTTTTATTAAATAATCTCTGTCTGATTTAGACATGATCGGCATCTCTTTACCATTGCGTGTTCCGCATACATCATTGACAATAGTGTGTGCCCTATCTCTCCAAGTTTCAAAATTATTAGATGCATATTTGTTTTTAAAGGTGGTATTGCCCAGCTCTGTGTTAAATTCATTCATCTGTTTCTTCCCATTTTATTCCTGTGCTTCCAAATCCTTGCTCTCCTCTTTCGTAATTAGACATAGAAGTAGGATTGAAGGATGGTGTTTCAAATTTACTAAATACTAATTGTGCTATTCTATCTCCTCGTGAGATATCAAATGGTGTATGTCCCATGTTAGCAAGTAATACTTTTAGCTCACCTCTGTAATCTGGGTCTATTGTTCCGGGTGAATTCAAAACGAACACTCCATATTTATTAGCCAGACCACTTCGTGATCTTATCTCTCCTTGCATATCTTCTGGCATTATAAGTTTAATTCCTGTTCCTAATAGCTTTCTATCTAGAGGTCGTATCACCTCATCTTTAGTTGCAAAGAGATCATATCCTACAGCAAGTTTTGTTGCTCTAACAGGATAAGAAAAGTTATCTTCAGTTAACTCTATCTTTACAAAGTCATCTATTGGTTGATATCTATCATACTTTTTTAACATTAATATACTTATCCTTAAGGTTATTTAGTTTAGCATATTTTATATATTCATCTAATGTAATCTCTGAATGTTTTAAGAAAGTTTCTTCCCAAGATTCTACGCTTTCTTTAGAGGTTCCATTAGACCTGCTTTTGTATATCTCTCGTGCTAGTTTATACATTACTTCATCGAACAGTACCCCCTTAGAATGGTAAGTCATCTTCTACTACTTCTTCTGCTATATCTGCCATTTCTTTTAAGACTTCAGGCGCTGCTGGTTTCTTAAATTCTGGTGCAGAAGCCTCGACTTCTTTGTATGCATCTGGACTGTTAATCATTTGCAACATCTGTCCTTTAATGTCGGTTGTATATTTCTCTACTCCATCTTTGCCTGTGTATTTTCTATAATCAATTGACCCCTCTACATATAGGTTAGTACCTTTTGCCACATAAGAATCTACTACGTCTGCTTGCTTACCATAGAATATTACTTTGTGCCAATCAGCTTTCTTGTATTCTCCGTATCCAGATTCAGTTACTATGTTTACCTCTGCTATTTTGTTTCCATTTTTAGTAGCCCGTATTGTGGGCTCCTTCCAAACGTAACCTAATATAATAGCTTTATTAATTCCCTTCATAATGTTTCTCCGGCCAATATTGTTTCACGTTTTTCCATAGTGTTAAAGAAGAACTAAATATCTCCCAGTATCTTTCATAGTTTTCTTTTTTCCATTCATGAAATACTGTAACTCCTGGTTCTGTAGCACTAATAAATATGTTAGCCATCTTTCTTACAGAAGGAGTATCATTTTCTTTAGCACTTTCTTCTAGCCCAGTTACAGCATATGCCATAAGCTGATAGGCCATAGAGTCATAAGCTAATTGTTTATGATCAACACCAAATTCTTTTGTCTTAAAATCTATAGTCCATTCGTCTGATAATAAATCTACCATTCCTCCATACCCTAACTTAGGTTCGGAGAATGTTACTTCTGATTCCCATTGCTGTTCTCCACAATTTATATCTAGTAAAGATTTGACTGAATTAAAGATAGACTTATCTTCTCCTTCAGGTTGTTGTATTCCTTTGAAAGCTTTCTCTAGCATGCCATGAATTCTAGTCCCTCTTTCAGCAGCTTTTTCTGACTCTTCTTTTGAGTGCGCTAAAATTCTTTTGGAATATTCTGCTTCGGTTTCTGTTGTATGTCGTGATAAGTTTATAGCAGAATGGATTGCTTTGTTTACCTTCCATTGATCTAGTCCGGGCTTAGCCATTATATCTAGTACAGATGTTACTGATGGCATCCACCCATATTTTCTAGCATCTCTTAGTGTTGAAGCCCTAAGCTTTCCATTCTTACCGTGAACAAAGTGCTGAGGATTTCCCTCTTTATCGTACCAATGCATTATTTATAATCCCCCCAATAATCTTCTCTACCATATCCTTTAAGCCTACATAGCTCATGTATTAAATCATCAACCTCATGACAAGTATCTGCCATAGCTGAACCAACCTCTAGTACTGATGAAATTACTACGTCAGTAGAATTAATTAATTTTAATACTAGCATATCATATTCAGTAGGTTTATTGGTTACCTTTACTGTCTTCTTTACTTTTGCTACCTTCTTTTTTGCCATCGTTATTCTCCGTCTTGTGTAGTTTAACTACTGAAGCCTTCTCTCTTTCCTCAAGCAGAGCATCATATCCTTCCGGTGTAGCCCATGGCGCAGGGTTTCTATTGTTATCAAATGCTTTTGGGTGATACAAATATCTTCCTATTCCCCAAGGAACACCGGCTCTTACTAATGATTTACTTATTCCTCCTTTCTCTGCCTCTATGCCCGTATCTCCAGACCCATCTGCCTTAGAAATCCAATCATCTCCTATCTTACAGGCTATAGTACAAATCATTCTTGCTCCTATAAAATCAAACCCTGCCTGCCAACCGGCAATTCCAAACACAGAGTCTAGTCTATTCATTACATCTCTTGCATCTATGTAAGCCAAGTCCTTTCCCTTGAATCCCTCTCTCCATTTTATTTGATTTACTGGGTGGAACGGCCGCTTTAGTTTCTTCTCTAAATCTCTTACGTAATCATTCATCTTGTAGCTCCCTCTCTTTTTTTGATTTCTTTTCTAGGTTGTCTAGCCATGCTTCGTATTCTCTTTCATACTCCTCTCTCTCTGATGCTTCCATTTGTTGCTGAGAGTCGTCATCATCTGGTAAGCAGGCCATCTTATTATCAAACATATTCTTTCTCCATTTGTAAGGGATAGTATATCCCTGCTTGTATTAAGACAGCTTCAACTTGATCCATGTACTCACCAAACTGTGCCACAGTTAAACTAGATGTTTGTATAGGAACTTCACAAGTCACTCCTTTAAGGCTCGTGACTTCCTGCATCCCTAAAACTTCCATTATCATTATGGTATGTAGTTCATTGATAGTATACCCAGATTCATTTGATGCTTGTCTAATCATGTGCCAATATCTATTGTTCTGATCTATTGATCTTTGATTCTTATTACTGTATGGACTAATTGTAACCTCCATCTTTCCATCTGTCAAGTCTATGTTGTCAATAAATCTAACACAATCTTTTTTAGATTCTGAATTTTCTATCTTAAACTTTTTATTTTTCATTTATTATTCAAATGTATGTTGAGTTATCGACGCCATATGTGATGCACCATATTTCCCTACTTGCACTCTAGTAGAATATGAGCACCCAATTAATATACTACTTATTAATATTAATATTATATATTCTTTCACTATATTCTCCTTTATTTAAAGTTACCTTCTATTATACCATACTTGAATGCACGATCTATAGTTTGTAAACACCATCGCATTTGTGTTTCCTTATCTATTATACCATTATGACATTCGGCATGATGTTCGTAGCATACTGGCAAAGTAAAATAATCAGGAACTTTTTTACCCATACCAGAACCAAGCGCTAGTATCCTAAGATGGTGGGCCTGAGATTCTTTACCACAATATATACATGGCTGTTCTGATACCCACTTCAAATACTTTCTTGACTTCATCTTATTCTCTTAAACGCGCTATGCAATTCCATCTCCCATTCCTGTGTTGTTGACATAAGAGTATTAAAATAATTATATTTAATATGTCTTTGAAATCTACTCAGTATAGCACTACGATGATCATCTATTCCATATATATACCTAGCTCTAGCGCTATCGCTCATTGATCTGGTGCCAACACCTAAACATACATCACATTTATATATTTTATCTTGGATAGCTAACTGCTTTCTTCCGTTGCATTTAGGGCAGACAGCCGGACTTAACGACTCGTCTAACGCTAGATTAACTATGTTATATATATCTTCTTTAGTGATGTGCTTGTTCCACTTAACTTTTAAGGCGCAGCTTAGCAGGCTCCTTAAAATATGTGACCTTTGATTGTCCTCCATAGCATACTTGAGTCTGCCATATCTTGATGCATCTGAACTAACTTTTGCCAATAGCATACACACATCTGTCCAAGGAACTCTATTGCTTGGCCCCCAAATACTAGGAGATTTAACAGTAAGAGATTTCAGAGATTCTAAACCTGACATCGTTGTATATTTCCTTATATATTTTTATTGTTGGATTGTTTTCTCCTGTAGATTCACCTAATTCTACATAGTTTTTAAACATTGCACACGCCACCTGACTAATAGAACATTTTTCTAACCACTTACACTCTGTGCATGGTGGTTCTTCATACTTTACTGCTCTTATTAAATTAAACATTTGTCTATTCATCTTTAAGTTTATCCATAAAATCCTTCGCTCTAAATATTATTAATGTATCCTCAAATGAGGAACCCTTTTCCTTTAAGAATACTACTGCAGTCTTTCCTTCTCTCGATGAAGCAACAGCCTGAGCCATAGCATCCTTAATCCATAATGGTATTTGTTTTCTATATTTGCATTCAATAGAAAGGTATTTACTAGTTACATCTGGTGAGTCTCCTCTTGTTCTTCCTGTTACTGGAACTCTAAGCGCCTGGTCTCCCAGCTCGCTTAAAAAAGAACCAACCCACCTCTCAAATTTTTTCCATGTCTTATCCATATTGTGGTGGTATTTCTTGAGCAGCTTTAAGAGGCAAGTGATATGTACCCATTCTCCAGTTGTATGTTAACTCCCCTGTTCCTATCTTTCCATCCTGTCTGAACCTAACTTTTTGAACATGCACTTCAACCAAACATCCTTCTTCTTTTGATAAGTCTCTCCAAATTGTTATACAATTATCAGACTTATCTCTCCATCTAGCAGAACCACTTATGTCATATGGAGTTGGTATAGGAATCTTTCCTGATTTATCCCTATAAAGTTTAGCGGGGTGTGCTATTACCCATATATGTATACCATAACGCCTACCAAATTGCCTTATTCTTTTCAAAGCCACAGAAATATATTCTGTTTCTGTCTGGTTCCCCTCTCTTGTATGTTCGAGTTCATTCCACGGGTCTATTACTAAACCTCTTATACCCTTTGTTAAGACGAGGCGCTTGGCGGCTTCTAAAATTACATCTATTGACCACTCTTTATCATCACTTGGTAGTATCCATGTGAAGTGTTTGGTTAACCACTTCTTTCCTTCAGTTAAATCTTCCTTACTCATTCGTGGAGTTGGGCCATTAGTAAATGGTTGGCCTATATATTTTTCTAATACTCTAGCCATATGATCTTCCAATGGCTGATTCTCTGGTGAGAATACAGCAAAATTCCAACCATGTTCTTTTGCTATGTTCACCATTACTGCATCCATCCAATTAGATTTACCACTACTAGGTATACCAGTAACAACAGTGAATGCTCCAGGCCTTACTAAATAATATGGATCAATTGTATTCCATCCTGTACTCACACCCTTTTCCACACCATGATTATATAATCTATCAATTGATTCTGTGAGGTTGTCTGCATCATATGTACCCGCAATTGGGTATGGTTTAGCATGTGAGATACACTCAGACAATACAGTTTTTCCGTACTTAACTAACACATCATTCGCATCCTTGCATCCTTCAGGCCATACTACTCTATAACATTTGTCCTTTCCTAGTCGCCTAGATAATTCTTCTTCAAGTTTATTTCCAGGCTCATCATTATCTACTGCTATAATAAATTTTTCTACATCTTTGAATTTATCTATGAGCCAAGGATCATTTAGATAGTCAAACTTAGAGGAGTAATCAGTGCTGTTAACAGGGGGGGCACCGTCTGGCACACTTAGACATGTTCTTATTCCAGCTTCCCATAAAGATAGTTTATCTATCTCTCCCTCTACTATAACAACATTAATATCTTCACCTTCTATATCATCTATACCATAGAAACATCTTTGCGCTCCCGCTTCAAGCCTAAAGTTTTTCTTATGGTCACGATATTTAACGTTAATTAACTCACCATTTTTATAATAAGGAAAAGCAATTGCCATAGTAAAGTCTTCTATCTGTGGCATGTATACTTTTCTTTCTCCTATATCAGTTTCAACTAATGTGTTATCAGTTATGCCTCTATCACTAAACCATTTAACTATGGTAGATTTTAGAGAGGTCGAAGGCATTGGCTCTGGCTTGACATACTTAGGCTTACGCCAGTGTAAAGCAGATGCTCCCAAACTATCCTTACCATTTGATAGACTACCTGACCAACCACAATGATGGCATAACCAAACACCTTCGTCTATATTAACAGACAAACATGAAGCCTTTTTCTTCCTTCTTTGAGAAGAACAAGTAGGACATTGAGTATGAACCTGACCCGACCTTCCTTTGGCCGGTAGTTTTATACCAAAATCCTCAAATGTTTTCATGCAGTTCCTCCGTAATTAAAGATTTCATCTTCTCCCTCTCCATTAACTTCGTCATTGACATGAGCCGAGAAAATTCCCACCCTTTCCTTAGAATTTTTAAGTTCTCTATATGCAATACATAAAGATATCAGTGAGTCTACATCTTCCCAATCTAATTTAAGTTCAGCAGTAATAAGCGACGGAATTGGGGAAGGGTCTCTGTGTATAATTTTTAATCCCTTTCTCATATCATCTCCTCTCCATTCTACATCTATCATAATTCTCTCCTATATATTATACCACATTGAATGGTCTATAATCTGTGTTCTCTAATATAGTATTAACTTCCAACGTACTAAACCCCCTATCGGACAACCTAACACAGTCTCTCATTATAGCACAGTCTCTATCATCTTCTATCCAAAACCCAGCATAATCTAAAACTTCTATAGCAATATCATGGTCTTCTGGAGTAAAGTATACCTCTCTCTCAAACATTTCTTTCTGTCCTATCATTTTCTATCTCCCGTTTACTGCGCTGTCTCTCTCGCTTCTTTGATTTGATATGTCTTCCTCCTTTTCTAAGTATAGTATAATTAACTCTTGGCTTAACTCTCTTTTGAATCATGTCTGAGTCTCTTAAACCTATCACTCAAGCAACTATCTGGTATATTTTTAACTATCTCAAGAGCTAACTTCGTACATTTAACTACGTCTCCACTATCATTTACGAACCTTCCAACAAACAATCTTCTAATGAGACCACTGTTAGGCCCAGACTCTCCGTAAGATGACGGCTTATACATTTCAAGACAATAATGGTGAGTGCCAGTACTGCATCCTCTAAATGTAGCACACTGAGAAGCGTAATCTATTTCAAGGTCGCCCTTTAACCTGGCTTTAGTCATCTCTCGATAATGTTTTTCTTCAAGTTGCTCCTCTAATATCTTGTTATCAGCAAACCTTTTATCACCCCTAGTTATTTTTTTAGCACCGTTGACAGAACCATTAGGAAATAGTTTCACATGTGCAGACTTAGTAATATCCCATACAACTTGGGGAGAATAAGAACTATTCCTAACATCACAATCAGGATCAAACAATAAGTATTTCTTTTCGTTACCACCTGTTTCATACATACCAACTGAATTAGGTAGATAAGATAGTAAACTATTCATATCAGTATGACGACCATACTTGCCATATCCTTTCTTCATTACTGGCACATCTATATTTATTTCACCATCCTTTTTATAAGTGATTACCCTTTCTTGCGTAACAATACTGTCATCTTCTTCCCACCTTATCATCTCTTTATTAAAATATAGATTGCCTTTCACATCTTTCTTTAAGTTGTAATCATGCTGCATCCTAACTAAACTTATTTCCGTTTCGTAATGGTCATTGATATTCTTATAGTCTCCAAACTGACTATGGGGTTGATCAGATGGGGCGTAAGTCATATATCTTCTCCATTTTATTAAGTATGTCACTGGTTGAATCGAGTACGTCTTGCTGTATAACTTCATCATCACGTAGAGTTTGGACATCTTCAATCAACTCATCCTTAATAAGACTCCTAATCTCATCTAACTCCTGATCTTCTGAGAAATTTAACTCAGGTAAAATGTCAACAAGATCAGTCATCTTTTCCATTAGGGTCTCATGAATCACTGGCTTCTCTGCAGATAGAACTGATTTCATATGTTTAACTGTCTTAATTATTCTATCACACAATGCCTTTCGAGATTCTTCATACTGTTTCTCTACGCTTTCCTTTACTTCTTTCTTAATTATCTCTGCTTGCTCATCACCAACTGCTACACTTAGATCAAGATCATCTGCATTGGGCACTGGCCTAACGAAATGTTCCATCTTAAACTTAGCAACAAAGGTTTCAACTGGCGGGTAATCCCACTCACTGAACAGCCCTTCGCTGTCTCCGTTAAGTCTAATCTCTCCATCTTGCATCATCTCATCATACAATCCATTCTCTAGGTTCCAAATGTATTGATCCATCTTTCTTTTAGAGTCTCTCCATACCTTAGAGAACTCTAAAAATCTAGAGTTTGGTAACAGATTTATCTTAATACCATCGGTTAGCCAAGGCAATGTCATGTTATCAAAGGCTTTTGTAACGTGTCTTTTAATATTCAAAGGCTCTTTAAGATACTTAGAATCTATTAAATTCTTATGAAAATTACCCGAACTTCTACGACCACCCTCAATTCCATACTGCTTTGCGATATCATTTGACACCTTTTTGTCTACCTTTTTACCACCTGGCATCGAGAAATCAACGCTAAGTAGCAATGCTTTATTACTTAAACTCATAATATTTCTCCTTAATCTATCTCAATTATCTCACCAAAATTACATTTGTCCTTATAATATTCTGGGTTAGAGTCATATGCAACCCATATTACAGGATAATCTGGTTCGTATTCTG